CGGGCTGACCAGTCACTCTTCTCTGAAGAGCGGCGGGTCGAAGATTTCCGGAGGATAGGAAGTCTTCTGTGGAGAGACTTTTTCTCGTCTATAGACAATCGTCTGTATAACGAGATGCTCTCTCCGAAACATGGCCCAGGGTCCACTGCCGACAAGCTTCGCGGCAACGCGAAGTATAAAGTTCGGAAGTGGACCTCCAGGTTGGAGAGGGTCTTCCCTCATTGGGAGTACCTGATCCCCAATCCTGCCTCGCTCCATCAACTTGATGGATTGAGGGACGTACAGATCCTCGAACCTAGGGACGAAATACCTGTAAGGGTTATTACCGTCCCTAAGACGCTTGACACGCCTCGTATCATCGCTATCGAACCTACTGCTGTGCAGTATATGCAGCAGGCCGTTCTCGCGATGATGGTGCAGGAGATCCCGCGTTTTTACCAGACACGGGAGTTCATGCAGTTCGTAGCGCAAGAACCAAATCAATGGCTCGCGCGCGAGGGCTCCATCACTGGGGACCTCGCCACACTCGATTTGAGTGAGGCTTCGGACAGGGTGTCCAATCAGCATGTACGACTCCTTGTACAAAATCATCGATGGCTTTCAGAAGCCCTCGATGCTACAAGGAGCCGGAAGGCTGATGTTCCTCGCTATGGCGTTAAACGCTTAGCGAAGTTCGCGTCTATGGGTTCGGCGCTCTGTTTCCCGATGGAGTCGATCGTCTTTGTGACGGTCGTCTTCTACGGAATAGAGCGCGCTCTCAATAGACCCCTTACCAATGAAGATGTTAAATCCTTCATTGGAAAGGTGCGCGTCTATGGGGACGATATAATCGTTCCCACGGACTATGTGCTACCTGTGGTTCAGGCCCTCGAAACTTTTGGGTTTCGGGTTAATGGGCGCAAGTCTTTCTGGAACGGTAAGTTCCGGGAGTCTTGCGGAGAGGACTTCTACGATGGACAATCGACGAAAGTCGTGCGTCTTCGTACGCTTCTCCCTGAAAACAGGCAACACGTTCGAGAGGTGGTGTCGACTGTGTCGCTTCGCAATCAGCTTTACCATGCTGGTTGGTTGCGCACAGCCGATTGGCTTGATGGACGGATTGGGAGTATCATCCCATTTCCGTTCATTCGAGCCGAGTCGAGGATCGACAAGTGGGTTGAGGATTT